CTAAACCAGCCGTTACCGATGTCGCTCCGACGTTCGAGGAACTGCTGCGTCGTCGGATGTCGCAGGGGGCGGTTACGTAAAAATATTTTTATGTTTCTTTTCGCTATGTTGCAACGAGAACAGCCGGGATTTTTCGCCCGGCTGTTCTTTTTTGTTCAAATTTTTCTTGAACAACGCGGGATGTTGTGGCATGGAGGGATTTATGAGTGACGAAACCATAAAATCCGTTTCAGGTCAAGTAACGCTCCCCGGTATGGAAGGCGAGATGGGATATGAGGCGATTATTCTCAAGCCCTGGGAGGAAAGGTTTTGTCTCGAATACGTGCAGAAAGCCTCTAACGGCAAACAGGCGTATCTTGCAGTTAAGCCGAAAGTGACTGAAAAGACAGCGGAAGTTGAGTCTTCTAAACTCCTGAGAAATCCTAAGATTGCAGCCAGGGTCAAGGAAATCCAGGAAGATTTTTACCGCCGACTGGCCGGAAAGGTAGCCAACTATCACGACAGTGTGTTGTCGGTGGACCGTCGCGTGTTCCTCGATGATGACGGACGGTGCAAACGTCTCGACGAACTGCCGGAAGAGGCCGTAGCAATTTTGGAATTTGAGCAGGTCTCCTCAAAAGACGGCGTTCGGACACTCCTGAAGGTGCCGACTCGACATCAATCAGCCGTGGAAGCTGCAAAAATTGCCGGCATGACCAAAGATAAACTCGAATTGACCGGCGCCAACGGCGGTCCGGTTGAGCACAGCATCCCGGCGTTGATGGCGGAGATCATGGGAACGACGCGCAACCTCGTGCAGGAGCCTGCCGGTGACTGATCGGGAATACCAGGATATCAAACGGAATTTCTCGGACCGCGCCTGGCGGCTGAACAACCTGTACTACGTGCAGGATGAACAGGGCCACCGCGTAAAGTTCCGAATGAACGCGGTGCAGCGGCTGTTCTTCGAAAACCTTTGGTTCCTGAATATCGTTCTGAAATCGCGCCAGCACGGCATCACGACGTTCATCTGCATCCTGTTCCTCGATATCTGCCTGTTCAACGACAACGTGTCGGCCGGCGTGATCGCCGACAACCTGAACGACGCGAAGAAGTTTTTCGACCAGAAGATCTACTACGCCTACCGCAACCTGCCGGAGCAGCTCCGCAACGAGATCCGGCTGATCACCGACACGTCGATGGAGCTGGTCTTTTCCAACGACTCCCGCATTTCCACCGGGGTATCGCTCCGGTCCGGCACCTGCCAGTACCTCCATATCTCCGAGTTCGGCAAGGTATGCGCCCGCTACCCTGAGAAGGCGCGGGAAATCGTAACCGGCGCGTTGAACACGGTCCACGTCGGCCAGTACGTGTTCATCGAATCGACGGCGGAAGGACGGAGCGGCTATTTCTACGATTTCTGCCAGGACGCCTTGAAACGGCAGCAGGAGGGACGGGCCGCGACGAAGCTTGAATACCGCCTCCACTTCTTCGGCTGGCACCAGGACGCCAAGAACCGCCTGCCGGTTGATGACTCCACTCCGCGACTGTCGACCGAAATGGCAGAGTATTTCGCCGGACTGGAAGCAAAGCACGGCATCGTGCTGAGCGATGAACAGAAGGCCTGGTACGCGGCGAAGAAAAAGACCCAGGGCGAGGACATGCTGCGGGAACATCCGTCCACTCCGGAGGAGGCGTTTCAGGCGTCGATCCAGGGGGCATACTACCAGAAGCAGATGCTGTTCCTCCGGTCGCAGCGGCCGTGCCGGATTACTCCGATTCCCTACGAGCCGTCCATTCCGGTCAACACGTCGTGGGACCTCGGCATGGACGACTGCACCTGCATCGTGTTTCACCAGCGGGTGGGGATGGAAAACCGGATCATCGATTACCTGGAGGGGAGCGGGGAAGGATTGCCGTTCTACGTGATGGAGCTCCAGCGGCGCGGCTACGTGTACGGCAAGCATCATCTGCCTCATGACGTGTCGGTCCGGAGCCTGAACGACGGCGTGTCGCGGCAGGAAAAGCTGCAGCAGCTCGGCCTGCGCAACCTGGTAACGGTGAGCCGGACGGCCAACATCGAAGACGGCATCGAGGAGGTGCGGAAGTTCCTCACCACCTGCTGGATTGACGAGGTGAAATGCCAGCGTCTGATCGCGGCCCTGGACGAGTACCGGAAGCAGTGGGACGAAAAACTGGGAGTGTTCCGATCGTACCCGCTGCACAACTGGGCGTCCAATCCGGCAGATGCGATCCGCACCCTGGCGTGCGGCTACGTGTACCGGTCCCAGGGACAAAGCAGGGACAACGACGATTACCTGCCGGCCGCCGAGAATTACGACGACTGGAAAACGGCTTAATGACGCAGAGGAGATAGGGACACCATGCCGACGACCGATCCGATCACCCTTGTGCAGGCGATTGCCTATTTCGATGAGGCGGAAGAACTGTCACTGTCGGCCCGCAATATGGCCGAGAAGTGCCGGGACTACTACGACCATCGGCAGTATACCGCCGACGAGATAGCGACGCTGCGCCGACGAAAGCAGCCGGTGATCACCCGCAACCGGGTCAAGCCGAAGGTGGACTTCCTGAAGGGGATCGAGGTGTCGAGCCGGACGGAACCTGAGGCGACGCCGCGGGAACCGGGTGATGACAATGCCGCCCAGATCGCCACGGACGCCGTCCGGTACGTCTATGCCGGCAACAAGTTCGACAAGGTCAAGTCGGATGTATTCGAAAACCTCGCCATCGAGGGTTCCGGCGGGGTCGAGGTGTATTGCAAGCCGGGCCGGAAACCGGGCGAGTTCGAAATCTGCATCAAACGCTACCAGTGGGACCGCCTCGGCTGGGATCCCCACAGCCGGGAGAAAGACTTTTCTGACACGGTCTACCGTTACGCAGTTGCCTGGATGGATTACGAACAGGCGGTGGACCGGTACGGCGACCATCAGGAAATTATCGACAGCACCCTGTCGCGGGAAGGTTCAATGTCGACCACCTACGACGACGCGCCACGGTTGCGCTGGGCCGAGGTGAAACGCCGCCGGATCCGGGTGGTGAAACTGGAGTACCTGCACCACGGCGGAGTCTGGGTGTGCGAATTCACCCGGGGCGGCTTTCTGGTCGATCCGGAACCGTCGCCGTACCTGGACGAGGCAGGCGTGCCGGAATGGTCGATCATCCTGCAGAGCGTCCACGTCGACCGGGAAGGAAACCGGTACGGCCCGGTAAAATGCTGGCTCGACATCCAGGACGAGATCAACAAAAGGGCCAGCAAGTACCTCCATATCGTGTCGCAGCGCCAGACCTACGCCAACAACAAGGCGCAGGGCGAGGACACCCAGAAACTGAAATTCGAGCTGGCGAAGCCGGACGGCCACCTGCAGTTCGACGCGGGAGAGTACGGCAAGGATTTTGGCATCCTGCCGACCATGGACATGGCGGAGGCGCAGTTCCGGCTCCTGCAGGAAGCAAAGCAGGAAATCGATTCGGTTGGGGTGCATGCCGCCCTGTCCGGCGACGAGTCCCGGGACCTGTCAGGCAAGGCGCTCGGCAAACTCCAGCAGGGCGCCAGCGCGGAGTTGAAACCGCTGTTCGAGGCGATCGCGCAGTTCGACAACCAGGTGAGCCGCACGGTCTGGAACCGGATCAAGCAATTCTGGAAGGCAGAGAAGTGGATCCGGGTCACCGGCGACGAGGATGCCCCGAAGTGGATCGGTCTGAACGTGCCGGTCACCATGGGCGACCATGTAGCCGGCCAAAACGGCGGCCAGGTTCCCGCCCACCTGAACGGCGATCCCCGCCTGGAAGTGGTCGTCGGGGTCAGCAACAACCTCGCGGAAATCGACGTGGACTTTACCATGGTCGAGGTGCCGGACGTGGTGAACGCCATGCAGGAGCAGTTCGAGGCGATCACGACCATCTTCCCGGCCATCCCGGACGAGATGAAGCCGGCGGCGTTCGAAATGCTGGTGGAATCGTCCCGGCTGCGAAACAAGAAGAAGTTCCTGGAACGGCTGCGGGGCGACGGAGAAGGCGACGGCAACAAACTGGGCGCGCAGTTGCAGGAGCTCATGGCGGAACTGCAGCGGGCGAAGATCGGCCAGATCCAGGCGCAGACGGAAAAAACCCGGGCCGAAACGAAGGTGAAAATGGTGGAGACCATCTATTCGTCGCTCCAGGCCGCGGGCGTCGCCATTTCGATGCGCGATGCGGCAAACGTGGCGGATTCGATCCTCGGCAGCGTCGGGTTCGAGGACCAGGATCCGGCGCCAGTGGTGCCGGTGCCAACAGCCTATGAAGGACAGCCGGGCATTCCGGTTATCCCCCGGGTGCCGGTTGGTCCGGGAAACCAAGTCACACGCGAAAACACCGACCCGCGATATCCGGCGCAGCCAATCGGCCCGGGCGCAGGGATGATGCACGGGATCGAGACGCAGCAAAACGACGGGACTCCGGCCCGTGAAATGGGGAGACAATGAGCGACCGCAACGAGAAGAAGTTTCGCAAGATCGTCAGAAACGGGTTCCAGCAGGATTATTCCTTTTTCATCGACACGCTGAAATCGTGGCCGTTCGTCAAGCGCCTGGCGTTCTGCCGCGACATCATGCTGAAACGGCTGTAACGGACCATTAACCACACCACAAGGAGGAAGTAGACATGAGAAAGCTGATTTTAGCCGCAGTACTCGCCGCCGTTGTCATCGTATCCGGAGTCGCCTTTGCCGGCAACGTCCATCGGGATGGAGAAGGTATCGCCATGCCCGACGTATTCGCACCAATACGGGTCAGGACCGTAACCCAGACGAAAGCCGACGCCACCTACACGCCCACCGCCGGAACCAAGATGATCAAATTCCAGCCGAACGCCGCTGTCACCTACAAGATCAACGGTACCGGTACCGGCTATCCCGTGGCAGCCAACGCCAACGAGGGACCGTTCGGCCTCGCCACCAGGACAGGCGTCGGCACTGCCGTAACCAGCCTGGCCTTTGCCGGCCCCAGCTCGGCCACGAAAACAGTCACCATCCTGGAGCAATAAGCAGCAGCACCATTACAAGGGTCGCCGCCGATAATCGGGCGGGTGGCGTCCGCCGGGGAAACCGAAGGGACGCGGAAAGGAACAAACGATGAGCAAGGAAGCAATGGAAGACATACTGGGGAATGCGGCACCGGGTGAAACGTCTGAAACCGACGAGACCGCCGAAGCGGAATCGACCGAAGAATCGGGTAAAGCGGGTAAAGACAAAACCAGCGCGGAAGAAACCGACGAGACGGCCGTTATCGACGACGATACAAAGTCGAAGGCCGAACTTGCCGCACTCTCCAAGGAACGGGAACGCATCCGGCAGAAGGAAACCGCCCTGGACAAAGAGAGGTCCGACCTGGCGGCAGAACGCGAACGTTTGGCGGCCGGGACTGCTGCCGACGGAAAGGGCGACGGGAAAGCCAAAGACCCGAAAGCCGAACTGAAGGAGCTGAACAAGCAGTACCGGGACGTTCTGCAGGAGCTCACCCTCGATCCGAATGACGAGGCCGCGCAGCAGCGGGCGGAACAGTTGGAAGACCAGATGGAAGAGGTCCGCCTCGCCATCGTCACCGAGTCGCAGCGAACCGTGTCGGCCAAGGACCGGGAAGCGAACGACTTTTCCACCGCCTATTCGGATATCCATACGCAATACCCGTTCCTCACGCCCGAACATCCGCAATCGGACGCGGAATTGAACGAGAAGATCAACACGTTCATGTCGGGTCGAATCGCCCTGGGAGATTCGCGCACCACGGCGCTCCAGAAGGCGGTTAAAGAGTTCGCCCCGGCCTATGCCAAGAGCATCGGGTTCGAACCGACCGCAACCGGAAAGAAACAGAAAGAACAGACCGACGAAGAGAAGCGCCTTACGGAAAAGCTTGGCAAGTCCGGTTTTTCCGAAGTCCGCAGCGTCGGCAAGACCACATCCGAGAAATCATTCACCGGCCCCACGCCGATGTCGGCGATACTCGCGCCGGCAGCGAAGGGGTAACGCCGCCTTTGCAGGATAAAAACCTGCCGGGCGCTCACCTTTGCGGGATAACCACCCGCCAGGAGATCTGCCATGAGCACTATCGGAACTCAGGAAAGAGTCACCCAATGGGATGACCAGTTTTTTTCCGCCTACGTCCGCACCAACCGGTACCGCCGGTTCATGGGGACCAACGAAAACGCCATCTTCCAGGTCAAAGAAAACCTGACCAAGAAAAAGGGCGACTCCATCGTCATCAACCTGCTCGGCGCGCTCGACGCCTCCGGCGATCCGAACGACGGCAGCACCACCCTGGTCGGCAACGAGAAGTCGCTGCCGAACGAAGGGCACAAGATCAGCGTCAAGGTCGTTCGCGACGCGGTCAACGTGACCGTGGAAGAGGAGCAGCAGTCGCCCATCGGCATCAGGGATGCCGGCAAGGTGGCCCTGACCGACCTGGCCATGCGCTACCTGCGCAACGCCATCAACAAGGCGCTCCATACCATCAACGGCGTGGCCTATGCCTCGGCCACCGAAAACCAGAAGGACGCCTGGCTGGCCAAGAACAGCGACCGGGTCCTGTTCGGCTCGACCAAGGCGAACAACGCCGCCAATGACCATTCGGCCAGCCTGGCGAACATCAACGCCACCGACGACAAGCTGG